AAGGCGTAGGCCGCCCACTTGCACCCGCACGTCCAGTCGGCGACCTTGTGCGTGCCGGGCCGGTAGACCAGTAGCGCCTCGTAGGTGCCGTGATCGCCCTTCACCCGGCCGCCGATGCCGTCGTTCGAGGCGATGACGATCGTCACGCCGCCCTCGGCGCGGATCCGCTTCGCCTTGCGCTGGACGTCGCCCCAGCTGGCCGTCACATGGAAGCCGAACTCGCGGTCGCGCGCGGCGGTGCGCAGCATGGCCGCCGCTTCCGGGGTCAGCCTGCCTCGGAAAGCTCCCCCAGTTGGGTCTCGATCTTCTCGATGGCCTGCTCCACCTCCGGAGTTGACTCCTTCTGGTGCAGCTCGGCCAGCAGAGCCTCCAGCCCCTCCCGCGTGGGCGCCTCGATCCTCATCGGGTTCTCCGTCCAGGTGTCGTCCGACGACGCGGGCAGCGGCGCTCGGTTCGGGGTGGTGGTGATGCTGGGTGTACAGCTCGCCGATCAGTTCCGAGGGATCGGTGGCTGCGTAGGTGCCGACGTGGTTGATGAAGTGCTCGCGGTTGTCCAGCATCCAGTGGTGCTTGTTGGCACCATGCTGATACGGGGTCACCCCGGGGATGGCACCCGAGATCTTGTTGAGCAGGTGTGAGCGCTTCTCGTTGCCCCCGTAGGGATCGTCGTGAGGCACGTCATGCATGCCGTAGTCGAGAACGTGACCGCTCTCGTGGGTTAGAACGTGGTTCTTCAGGGGCGTGGCGTCGTGCCGGGCGAGCCACCCCTCCTTGGGCATCTCGACCCCGGCGACCTGCGGGTTGTGCTCCTCGCTTCGCGCCAGGCCACGATGTACGCCGATACGATTCCGCTCCGGCGAGAAGTAGGCCAGCGTGTTGTCTTCCATCGCCCCGTCGTAGCCAGGGGTGGAAATGCTGACGTTCGGCCGTCGATCCGCAGGGAGATGGACCAGGTGCCTGGACAACTGCGCAGCGATCGGAGCCTTGACGTGCGGCTCTTCCGACAGGTGGGTGTTCACCTCGAACTTCGGGACGCCGTGCTCTTGGTGATGCGCCGCCAGAGGGTGGTGCCCTTCGGCGTAAGCCTCCTCGCCCGGACCTGCGTCATTCCAGAGATGCTCGTAGTGGTGCGTCAGTTTGGCCGTGCGCTCGGAGTGCGAGTCGTCGGCGTGCAGCAGCGGCAGGCCCGCCTGGTGGATCTGCGCCTCGTGGTCGGACATCTCCCGGCCGCCCTGGTGCCCGGCCGCCGTGGTGCTCACGCGCGAGTCGAAGTCGATGAAGTCGTTGATCCCGGCCTGGCCAGGGGCCCCGGTGCCGAGCGAGGCGCCCGAGCGCGGGTCGACCGCCGGGGACGGGTGGTTCGAGGGGTCGCCGATCAGCTCGGGGGTCCACTGCATACCGGGGTGCGCGGACATCGTGCCGCCGCACGTGGCGCACGTGGCCTGCCGGACGCGGCCGTTGTTCGTCAGGTCCTGGAAGTCGGTCGAGCCGCAGTACGAGCAGCTGGACGGCCCGTCGTCCCCGCCCGGCTCGTCGTGGTCCTCGGCATCGGCTTCCTCGCGCTCGGGACTCAGCGCGGCGGTGAAGGTCATCTTCCCGGGGTCCGGCCGCTCGTCGAGGATGCTGCCCAGCTCGGGGTAGTCCTCGGTGGCCAGGTGAACCCCGGCGGCCGCGCGGCTGGTCGGCATCTTCGCCAGCATCGAGGCGCTGTAGTTACCACCGCCCAGGCCGTTGTCGAGCTTGACGAGGTAGTTCTCCGCACCCGCGATCGGGCCGTCTTCCACCAGCTCGACGACCCCGGGGAAGCCGTCGATGGTCATGACGCGCTCGCCCGGCTGGTACTCCCAGTAGTCCTCCGGCCGGATGCCGCCGAGGTGCTGCGTGGTCATGTGGGCCTCCTCGCTCTTTGGGTGGCCCGACCTCGGCCGGGGGCAGGCAGTTACCCGACCTCTTCGTCCCACTCGGGGTTCCACTTCTCGGCCGGGTCGACCTCGACGTATCTCCGCATCCCGATGTGCCGGGGCGGCCCGTAGAGACCGGTGGGCCGGTAGTTCTCCGGGCGCTGGACGACAGTGCCGGTCTCCTCGTCGTGCACGTCCTCGATCGAGTTGTCCGGCGGGGTGTAGTGCGCAGCGATGGCGCGGCGGATCTGGCCGTAGCGGTAGCGGAATCCGGCCACCTTCCGGGATGCGGGCTTCGGCATGCTGGCTCGCTGCTCGTCAGACTCCGGCGGCCGCTGGTCGCCCTCCTCGGGCACCTGGGCGGACATGGGCATGGGGATCACCTGCGCCTGCGAGTCGGTGTCGTCGGCCCCCTCGTCCTCGCCCTCGGCCAGGTCCTCCTCGGACGGCGCGAGCGCGGGCGTCGGGGTGTCGTTGGTGCCCATCGTCGGGATGACCATGTCCTGTTCGGACGGGGTCTGGGCGTTGAGCGCGACCGGCTGGAAGTCCTTCTTCAGGTCGTCCGGGATCGGCAGGCCCTCGTCGCGCAGGGCCTCGTAGGTCTCCTTGCGCGTCTGCTGCTCCAGCACGGCCAGCCGGATCTGCTCCTGCTTCTTCTGCTCCAGCATGTCCTCGAAGTCGAGGCCGGTGCCGAGGATCCGGCGCTCCTGCGGGATCGGCACACCGGTGGCGACGAGGGCTTCGATGAACTGACGCTCCTGAGCCTGGTCGGCCAGGTTGAGGGTGTCGAACTCCAGCTCGGGCACGAGCAGCTTCGGCTGCTCGACGATCCGGTCTTCGCCGGTCTCCTCGTCGCGGAGCAGGACCTCTTCCATCTTCACGTACCGCTTGCCGTTGCGGACGTCGTAGTCGAAGTGCTCCTGGGCCTCGGCCACGATCCGCGCGCGGTCGCGGAAGAAGTCCTTGAGCTGCTTCTGGTGGTCGGTCATCAGCTGCGTGACGATGTCGCGGTTGAGTGCGTCGGCCGCGTAGGTCTCTCCCTGCGCAGCACCCTGGAGCATGGTCCGGCTCAGCCCAAAGGTCTGGAGCATGCGGTCCTCGATGCGGTCGAAGTCGCCGGAGAGATCCGGCATCTCCTCCTTGCCGAAGACGTTCTCGATCGTCGTGGCGAAGTTGTGGACCATGACCCGGAAGTCGGCGGCCAGCGCCTCGTCCAGCGACTCGCGGAAGTCGTCCAGCTCGTCCTGGGTCGGGATCCAGGGGACGTCGGTACCCAGGTCGCTCGCGGTGGCACCGAGCTTGGCCAGCAGCAGCGGGGTGTACAGCCGGTCGGAGATCGCATCCTGGGCGGTGTTGAGCATCTCCTCCTGGAGCACGGCGCGGAATGCTCGCATGATGATCGGGATGCCGCGCTTGTGGAACGTGTCGGCCTCGAACTTGATCTGCTTGAGCAGCATGGCGCTGACCGGCATCCGGCTGTTCTCGCCCGCGTAGGCGACCAGTTCGGGGTAGCTCTCCACCAACTGCTGGTACTCCCACACCGGCTGCCGGTTGCGCAGCACGTCACGCAGCGCCTGGGGCAACTTGATCAGGAAGCGAGGATCCCGGCTGATCGGGCTGCGCTCCACGAAAACGTCGTTCGGGTGCAACAGCTCCTCGGACTCCCAAACGCCGAGGATCTCGTTGAAGGTCCCGAGAGGGAATGCCTCGCCCACCATCCACTTTTCGCGGGAGACGTCGACCAGGAACTTCTTGTAGTCCAGCTGCTCGAAGAACAGGTCCTCGTAGAACTCCTTGAGCTGGTTGTCCTTGCACTTGATCGACATCCCCTGGAGCGGGTACTTCGCGTAGATGTCGATGCAGCTGGCGATGATCGGGTGACTCAGGTAAAGCAGGCGGCAGAATTCCCGCAGCTTCGCCATTTCCTCGTCTTTGGAAATGTCGAAAGGCAGGTTGTTCTGGCGCCAGTAGAACATCGGGTCGCGGGGGCGGCCCAGCGCGAAAGCGAGGTCACCGCCCCCGCCCCCGCCGGTGAAGGTGTCGGAGACGACCCCGGCGCCACCGCTCGCGCGCTTGCGGATCGCCGCGACCCGACGGTTGCGGCGCATCTCCGCGACCACGGGATCCTCGGTGTAGGCCCGGCCGGGCGACAGGCTCCGGGTGGGCACGACGATGCCCGAGGGTGTCGAGCCAGGCGTGCTCTCGGGACGCCGCTGCCCTCGTCGATCGTTGACCCGGAAGTCGGCCACGCGTCACCTACTTCTTCCTGGTGGTGGACGAGCTTGTCGTCTTCTGAGTGGCGGGCTCGATCACGCCGTAACTGACCAGCCGGTCGACCTCGACGGCCTCGGCCGGAGTCTCGCGGCTCAGCTCGACGATGCTGTCCAGCTCGTGCTCGCCGGAGTCGTCGGTCCAGCCGTCCTGGAGAACGCGGTAGCGCGGCATCAGTGGACTCCGATCTTGCTGCGGATGACCTTCAGGACCCTCGTCCGGTCCCGGGCCGCCTCCAGGGCCACGTGCCGCAGGAAGGCGTCTTGCTCGACGACCGCGCCCGAGC